CGCGATCCCCGCAAAGCGAGACGAGCGCGCCGTGCGGTGGCTCGGAGACCGCGGGCTGAGCGCGCTACGCATCACGCAGCTGGACTTGTGCCGCGTGCTGCCGTGGGGGCTGCCGTGTCCGGCGTGGGCTGGCCGGCCCGCGCTCGAGGCCACCGAGGACAAGGCGGCCGTCGAAGCGCGACCGTGGTCGCGGTCCGCGTACCGATGCGTGTTCCCGATGTTCGACGCGTCGGGGGAGATGCGGTCGCTCCTCGCGCGCTACGTCGGTCGACCTCCATCGAACGAGCCGAGGCCCCACAAGCGCGCTGCGCTCAAGAGCCGCGCCCCGCATGGCTTCGAGCGCCGGGGTCTGGTACTCGCGTGCCCGGCCGGAGTACGCCTCCTGCGCGGCGAAGCCCTGGGTCCCGTGCGTGTCGTGATCAGCGAGGGCGAGATGGACCTGTGCTCCTGGGCGACCGCGGCGAAAGCGCCCGCGGGAGAGACGCTCGCGACGCTCGGCGTGTTCGCGGGCGGGTGGACGGCTGCGCACGCGGCGCGGGTGCCGGACGGCGCGACGGTGGTGATCGCCACCCACCACGATGCGGGCGGCGAGGCCTACGCGCGGCAGATCGTCGAGACGCTCGAGGCGCGGCGCGCGGCGGGCGTCCTTCGCATCAAGCGGTGGCAGCCATGAGCTCTCTCGACGCGAACGACCTGCTGATCGCAGGCAAGGACCTCGCCCCTGACGGCGCCGAGCTCGGCGAGCCGGCCAGCGCCATCGAGCTCGGGGAGCGGCCCACCATCGCAGTCACGACCGAGGAGGGCGAGGTCAACGCCCAGGCCGCGCTGGCGCTCGCGCGCGACCGCACCCTCTTCGCCCGCTCGGGGGCCATCGTCCGCGTGCAGCTCGGTGGTGAGGCACCGACGATCGGCACGGTGCCAGAGGCGATCGTGCAAGAGCGCCTGGCGGTCAACGCGCGGTGGATCAAGCGCGTGGCGCGCACGACGAAGACAGGCGAGGTCGAGTGGACGGACGTGCCCGTGCACCCGCCCAGCTGGTGCGTGAAGGCCGTGGCTGCGCGCGGGCAGTGGGAGGGGATGCGGCAGCTGCACGGCATCGTCGAGACCGCGGTGCTGCGCCCCGACGGGACCGTGCTTTCCGCGCCCGGCTACGACGCGCGGAGCGGGCTGATGATGGTCGCCTCCACAAGCAGCTCGCCGGTGCCCGACCGGCCGACGGCGGCAGATGTCCGCGCTGCGCTCGAGCTGCTCCAAGACGTCGTGTGCGACGTGTGCTGGGCACGCCCGGCGCATCGCTCGACGTGGCTCGCCGCGGTCCTCACCCCGCTCGCGAGGGCCGCCTTCGATGGCCCCGCGCCCCTCTTTCTCTTCGAGGCGACCGTCGCGGGATCGGGCAAGGGTCTGGCCCTCGACTGCGCTGTCCGGATCGCGACCGGTCGGCCGGCCGCGTTCGAGTCGTTCACGACCGACGAGCCCGAGCTGAAGAAGCAGATCGTGACCTGGGCGAGCTCGGGGCGGAGCGTCGTGGTCTTCGACGAGGTGAGCGGCCGGCTCGATGGCGCTGCGCTTCGGTCGGTGCTCACGGCGCCCTACATCACGGGCCGGCTGCTCGGTCAGTCGCGCGAGTGGGTAGGGCGCAACGCGATCACCTGGTACGCCACGGGCAACAACGTGGCGATCGGGCCGGAGATGTTCCGCCGCATCCTGCCGGCGCGCATCATCTCACCCGTCGAGAACCCCGAGACGCGGACCGGGTTCCGACACGCCGACCTGCGCGGCTACGTGAGCCAGCAGGCGCACCGGCTGCGAGCCGCGGCGCTGACCATCCTGCGCGGGTACTGCGTCGCGGGGCGGCCCTCCATGGGGCTCTCGACGATGGGCTCGTTCGAGTCGTGGTCGGGGCTCGTGCGTGAGGCGATCGTCTGGGCGGGCTGGGAAGACCCGGCACTCGCGGTCGAAGCGCTCAAGGAGTCCGACGACCGGACGCCGAAGCTGCGCGCGCTCGCTGCTCAGTGGCTGCGCCTGCAGACCCAGCTCTACGCCCACGACAAGGGCGTCACGGCGAAGCAGGCCATCGACCACGTCGTCAAGGGGGGAGACCCCGGACCCCTCCCCGAGATGCGCGAGCTGCTGCTCGACATCGCAAGCGACAAGAGCGGGACGGTCACGACGAAGACCCTCGGGTACCTCCTGCGAGGCCTGCACGAGCGCGTCTTCCTCACCGAGAGAGGCGAGGTACGTGTCGCGAGCTCGGGCACGGACCGGGTCGGCGCGAAGCTGTGGAGGGCAACGGTGCTCGGTGCAGGGGATGCAGGTGATGCAGGTGATGCAGGTGATGTTTCCTACGCGCGCGCGCACGCAACGGTGCTCGGTGCAGGTGATGCAGGGGATGCAGGTGATGTTTCCTACGCGCGCGCGCACGCGAGCGGCGCTTCCTCTTCTTCCTCCTCTTCTTCTCTCTCTCACACGGACATAGAACATCCCCTGCATCACCTGCATCACCTGCAGGGTGGAGGGGCGAAAGGTGACGACCCGTGGGCGGACGACGAGGGGCCGTTCTGATGGACCCGCGCAGACCGCACCATCCGTCTTCGAATGGCCAGCGCCGGGAGGATCCCGGTGAAGCCCCCCCCTCCAACAGTGTTCGAAGGGCCGATGGCCGCGAAGCCCCCCGAAAAGGTGGGGGTCCGTCGGCCAAAACCCTGCAAAAAGAGGAAAAGCCCCGCGGTCGGCCCCGGATCGCTCCGCCAGAGATCGCGTCCGAGGGTCAGCGGCTGCTGCTGGAGCGTCCGGAGCCGGTTGGAGCCCTCGCGCGCCTCGTCGGGGTCGCGGAACAGCGCATCACGGACTGGCGATCGGGCAAGCGACCGCGGCCGGAGGCGGCGCGGAGGCTCCTCTCCGCCCTGAGCATCCCCGTGGAGGCGTGGACCAGGCCACCTGGGTCCCTCAGTGCGGCTTCGCGGGTCGTCGTGGAGCCGCCAGGGCGGCCGGCGGGACGCCCGTCGTCGCTCGAGGAGGTCGAGAGCATGCTCGACGAGCTCCGGACGCCCCGGCTGGGCCTCACGGACCGCGAGCAGCAGGACCGGCTAGCGCAGCGGGTGCGCCTCCTCGGTCTCAAGGCGAAGATCGAGTACCAGGAACGCCTCGTCGAGGACTCGATCGTGCGGTCTCACCCCCGGTGGGCGGAGATCCGGAGCGCCCTCCGGGAGGCGCTCGCCCCGCATCCGGCCGCGCTCGAGGCCGTGCGCACGCGGTTGGGTGCGCTGAAGGCGTGGGAGGACGCCTCGGCCCAGCTAGAGGCGCAGGAGGGCGACGAGGAGGGCGCACCGTGACGCTGCGCGCGGAGGATCGGTTCGCGCGCCTGGCTCGTCGTGGCCCGAGCTCGCCAGGGGCGCGCCGGACGATGGTCGCGGACCTCCACGAGCTTTTCGGCGCGCTGCTCGAGGAGGCTCGCGCCGTGCGGTGGCCCTCCGCACGGTACGCCCACGAGCCCGTGCGGTTCTGCGAGGAGGTCCTGGGCTTCGAGCCGTGGTCCCGACAGATCGAGATCCTGCGTGCGTTGGCCGGGCACCAGCGCGTGGCGGTCCTCTCCGGCCAGAAGACCGGCAAGACCAGGATCGCCGCGGCCGCGGCGCTGTGGTTCTACGCGACGGTCCCCGGTGGACGCGTCTTCCTGAGCGCTCCGCGAGCCCCGCAGATACAGGACATCATCTGGCCCGAGGTGTCGGTCCTCCACAGGCAGAGCGGGCGGTGCCTGGTCTGCCGCACGGAGGTGTCCGATGGGCCACGCCCGTGCCAGCACAGCGCACCCCTCGACGGCGAGCTCTCGACGCTCGCCACCACGGGTCTCCGCGGCACCGACGACGGGCGCGTCATCCACGCGATCACCGCGAAGACGCTCGAGGCGCTGGCCGGCTACTCGGGGCCGCAGCTCTGGATCGTCGACGAGTGCTCGGGCGTCGACGATCACGTCTTCGACGTCATCGACGGCAACGGCCTGGGCGGCGGGCTGAAGGTCCTCATGCTCGGCAACCCGACACGCAACCGCGGCAGGATGTTCGAGATCTTCAACAGCCCCAAGCGCGCGAAGGCGTACGCCCGCGTGCAGATGTCGTCGGAGGAGGCCGCCGCCGCCCGCGACCGCCGCGGCGAGCCCTTCGGGCACCTCGCGAAGCAGGCTGAGATCGAGGAGCGGCGCGAGCTCTGGGGCGAGGACAGCGCGCTGTATCTCGTACGCGTGAAGGGCCAGTACGCGCTGAACGAGGACGGCGCGGTCTTCTCCGTCGTCGCCATCTCCGAGGCCATCGAGCGCTGGGCGGACGACCTCGGTGACGGTCGGCTGTTCATCGGCGTCGACCCGGCAGGCGGCTCGGGATTCGGCGACGAGAGCGTCTTCGCCCTGCGCCGCGGGACGAAGTGCCTCGGGCTCGTCGCGCGTCGCGGGCTCTCCGAGGACGCCCACCTCCGCGAGATCCTCGACCTGGTCGAAGAGTACAAGCGAGACCGCGAGCAGCCGGTCGTCGTCGTGGACCGCGAGGGCTCGATTGGCTCGGTGCTCCACGCGCGAATCGTCGAGTACCTGGATCGATTCCGCGGCCCAGGTCAGCGCGCCCCATTCGAGTACGTGCCCGTCAAGGCGAGCGCGCAGGCCGAGCGGATGCCTCAGGCGTACCCACGCGTCCGCGACGAGCTCATCGCGAACCTCGAGCGATGGTTCCGCACTGGGTCGATTCCCGACGACGACCGGCTCGCGAAGGAGCTCTCCGCGGTGTCGTGGGTCGAGCAGGTCGATCAGCGGCTCAAGGCCACGCCAAAGGACGAGCTCAGGAAGCAGCTCGACCGATCGCCTGACCGGATGGACGCGCTCGCGCTGGCCTGCTGGGAGTCGATCTCCTTGCGCCTGCAGCCCGGGGACGCGCTACCGCCGAGCGCGCAGCGTGCGCTCGAGCGCGACCGCAGGACGCTGGCGGCGCGGCACGCTGTTGCCGGCGACCCGGTCGACGCCAGACTATCCCCCGCGGAGCGTCGCACGATCGAGAGGGAGATCTATCGGAGGGGTCGATGATCATCACGCCGGCGATGCAGAGGGCACGCACCGAGGGCCGCCGAGCGCTCCTGGCGGTCGTCTACGCCAGGAGCGAGCGCGAGGTCGCCGAGCGAATCGGGGTCGCGCCCTCTACCGTGTCCGGGTGGTGCGCGGGGAAGTGGCGGCCGGCGGACCGGATGCGTCTCGCGCTCGAGGCCGCGTTCGGAGTGCCGGCCGAGTCGTGGGGCCCCCGAGCGAAGCACTGGCGCCGCCGCCCTGCGCAGCGTCGCGCCGAGCTCGGGCACGTGACGATGGCGCGACTGGCGGCCGTGTCGCGCACGCACGCGCACGCGCTCCGGAGCTATCTCGCCGGTCGCACCGACCGGATCCTGCCGTCCACCTGCGAGCGGATCGAGCTGGCGCTCATCGTGTGTGGTCTCACCCACCTGCTCGTGACGCACGCGGACCACGCGGTCGCCGAGGTGGCCCGCCGCGCACGCGTCGAGCCGGACGTCGTACGTCGGTACCTCCGCCACGGCTCCGTTCGGGCGCTCGAGCGCCGCCGCATCTTCCGCGCGCTGGAGGCTCACGCGCGGTCCGTGCAGTACGCGAGAAGCGGCGGCCCGCGCCACGTCACGATGCGCGGGTGAGCCTGCTGGATCGACTCTTCGCGCTGATCGGCCTCTCGGCCTACGACCGTCCCAGCGGTCGTGCGGCGAGGTTGCCGTCGCTCGGGTCGCCGGAGGTCGAAGAGCGCCGCCGTGAGCGCGGAGGCCAACTCGCAGCGCAGCCATCGAGCAAGAGCGAGTGGTACCAGGCCGACATCGAAGAGGCCGAGCGTGCCGCCGATTGCGGAGACCTGGGACCCGCCGCCCGGCTGATGCGCGCGGCGCGCCGCGACGGCGTGCTCGTGGGCGTGCTCTCGACCCGCACCGACGGTCTCGTCAGGCTTCCGAAGACCTTCGCTGGCGACGCCCGGATCGTGCGTGACCTGACGTCGCAGGTCGGGGCGGTGCGGTCGACCTTCGACGAGATGTTTCCGCCGAGCGAGCTCGCGCTGCTGGCTGCCGACGGCATCCTGCTTGGCGTCGGGGTCGGCGAACTGCGCCCCGTCCCGGGCCGCGAGCATCCCGTGTTCATCCGGCTTGAGCCCGAGTGGCTTCGCTACAGCTGGTCTGAGGGCCAGTGGTACTACACGTCGGTCCACGGCGATCTGCCGATCACCCCCGGAGACGGCCGCTGGGTGCTGCATACGCCGGGTGGGCGTGTCGCACCGTGGAACGCGGGCGTGTGGAAGGCGATCGCGCGCGCGTTCGTGCGACGCGAGATGGCGAGCATGGCCAAGGACAACTACGAGGCGACCCTGGCGAACGCAGCGCTCGTCGCGGAGGCGCCCGGTGGCGCCACCGAGGCTGCGGCCAGCAACTTCTTCCAGAAGATCGCCAACGCGTGGGGCTTCAACACCCTCTTCGGCCTCCGGCCGGGGTACAAGCTGTCGCTGCTCGAGAGCAACGGTCGCGGCCACGAGTGCTTCCAGAAGACGATCACCGACACCGGCACCGAGATCATGATCTGCATCGCGGGGCAGACCGTGACGACGGACGGGGGCACTGGATTCGCGAACGCTGACGTGCACAAGTCCGTTCGCGCCGACTTGATCCAGGCGACCGCGGATTCGGTCGCCTACACGATCAACAGCCAGGGGCTGCCGACCTGGGTGGCCCGGAAGTGGGGAATCGGAGCGCTCACGAATCCGGCGGTGGTTGGATGGGACGTCACGCCCCCGCGGGACGTCGCGCAGAAGGCCACGGCGCTCGCGCAGGTGGCAAGCGCGATCAAGATGCTGCGTGAGGTGTTCGGAGATCGTCTCGACGAGCACGCCGTCGCGAAGGAGTTCGGGATACCACTACGCTCGGGCGCCGTTCCAGCACTGCCCGCTCAGGCTAGGGCGGAGGGGGGGCTCAACTGATGACCGTCATGCGTCAGTTCGCGCCTCGTGGCCCCCTCGCGCTCGACCCGCGCGCGTACGGGGTCATGTTCGCGGCAGAGGAGGCGCCGGAGACTCGCATCGTCGATGGGGTGGCGTTCGTCTACGTGCGCGGGCCCCTCGCCGCGCGCTCCGGCGGCTGGTGCGATTCGTACGAGGCGATCCTCGAGCGCGTCGCGTCGGCCCTCGCCAAGGCGCCGCGCCGGGTCGTGCTCGATCTCGACTCTCCTGGGGGCGCTGCGCAGGGGTGCTTCGAGGCCGCGCGACAGCTACGTGCCGCGTGCCGTGCCGCCGCCGTGCCGCTGCATGCGTACGTCTCGGGCGCCGCCTGCTCCGCCGCGTACGCGCTCGCGTGCGCAGCCGACGACGTCTTCGTGACGCCCACGGCAGTCGTGGGGAGCATCGGCGTGTACGAGATGCTCGCGTCGCAAGCTGATGCTGATGCAGCGCTCGGGCTCGCATACCGCATCGTCGCGACCGGCGAACGCAAGGCGGACGGCAATCCCCACGTGCCGATCAGCGACAGCGCGGTCGCGGCCGCCCAGGCCGCGGTGGACTCTCTGGGCGAGCTCTTCTTCGCCCTGGTGGAGGAGATGCGGGGCGTGCCCGCCTCGCAGGTGCGCGCCCTGGACGGGGCCATCGCGATCGGGCGTGCGGCGGTGGCGCGGGGCCTGGCCGACCGCGAAGTCCTCTCGGTGTCCCAGCTGCTCGAGATGGCGGCTGCACGCACGAACAACGACACCACGACGAAGGAGCAGACGATGGACGAGATCAAGAAGGCGCTCCAGGCCGTCATCGACGACCCGGAGAAGAGCGACGACGAGAAGGACAAGGCCAAGCGCGCGCTCGCGGCGCTCTCCGCCAGCGACAACGAGGGAGACGACGGCGAGGACGACGACAAGGACGACGACAAGGGCAACAGCCCCGACGCCCAGGCGCTCGCCGCGCGGGCCCTCGCCGAGGTGCACAAGATGCGCGCCGAGATGGCGCGGCGCGACGAGGAGGTCGAGCGCGCCACGCTGCTGGCCTCTCGCCCGGACTTCGCGCCGGAGCTCGTCGCGACCCTGCGCAAGGCGCCGATGGCGACCGTGCGCGAGATGGTCGAGCAGTTGCCGCGCGTCGTGGCGCCGCCGGCGGCCGCCGCGAGCGTCCAGCCGACCCTCGGCGAGGGCCAGACCGGCAAGGCGGGCTCCCGACTGCCCCCCGAGGCGAAGGCGAAGCTCGACGCGCAGATGGGACTCGCGAAGCCGACCTTCGGGGTCGTGGACCTCGGGTCGACCCAGCTCTTCGGCGCGCCGGTTCCCGTCAAGAGGGCCTGACGCGGTCGACACCGCCAACGCAACCGACGAAGGACGACGAACATGCACATGAAGACGATCCACCGAATCAAGGCGGTCCTGCAGAACGGCGAAGTCGCTGTCGAGGGCGCCACGGCCTGCATCGACCGCGCATCGGGTGCCGGACAGGGACACGCCGTCGCGTCGCAGGTCGCGACCGATCTCATCCCCATCGGCCGCTTCGCCGAGGACGCGACCGGCAACGGAACGCGTCTCGTCGAGATCGAGCTGTTCAACCCGCGGCGGATCCACTGGTTCGCGAACGACACCGGCGCTCCGGTGGACGCGAGCGACATGCTGGGTCCCGCCTACTTCACGGCTCCCGACGAGGTCGGCGTGCCCGTCGATCCGTCGGGTCACTCGCTCGCCGGTCGCGTCTGGGTGATCGAGGCCACCCGCGTCGGCATCGAGACCGCGGACTCGATCGGTCTCCAGGGCCCCGAGGGCCCGCCGGGCCCCTGAGCGCGTTCGCCCACCCCTGATCGATCACACCCTGCCCGAGGCTCACCATGGAATTGAATCCCGCCTTCGTTTCGGATCTCACCACCAACCTCAAGGTGATCGCGGCGCGGTCCTATGAGGCGCGCAACAAGGACCTCTGGTGGCAGAAGGTCGCCGCGCAGAAGCGCAGCGAGAGCAAGCGCCAGGTGCTTGCGTGGCTGCTCGACCATTGGAAGATGCACATCGAGACCACCGACGGTCAGATCGAGTGGGAGAAGGCGATCACGCGCCTCCACGAGTTCACGCACGGCTTCGAGGCCGTGGGCCTCGAGCTGCAGGAGAGCGACTTCGAGGACCTCGACGGGCAGGGGGTCCATGTCGCGTCCGAGTTCGTGCGCAAGATCGGCGCGGACTTCGCGTACAGCCCGCAGCGCCAGCTGGCGGACGCCATCAAGGCGAACCCCATCGCGTACGACGGTCAGCCGTTCTTCTCGACCACGCACCCGGTGTCGGGCAAGGCGGGCGACCTGTCTCTCGGGACGTATGCGAACCTCATCGCGGCGAAGCCGATCGACGACTCGGTCACCATCGACGTCGCGAAGCAGAACCTGGGCGCGGCCATCAGCCTCGCTCGAGCCATCAAGGCGCCGGACGGCGCGCCGCGCGCGCTGCGGCCCGTGGGCCTACTCGTGCCCGGAGAGATGCAGACCCGCGCGACGGATCTGCTGGGCGCGAAGTTCATCGGCGCGTCCGGGTCCACCGACCACACGGCGGTGATCTCCAACTGGAACCTCGGCACCCCCCTGTGCGCCGACGAGCTCGGCGCCGCCTACGGCGGCAGCGCGACCTCGTACTACCTCGTCATGGCCGACGCGACGAGCGACGACCTGGGCGCTTTCGTCTGGTCGGTGCGCAAGGACTACTCGATTCAGTACCCCTCGCTCACCGACGCGTTCTACCAGGAGAGCGGCAAGCTCCGGTGGACCGCCAAGGGACGGACCGCGCTGGTGCCCGGCCATCCCTTCCTGCTGGTGAAGGTCACCGCGACCTGATCTCCGAGGTCCCGGCCTCGCGGGCTCGCCTCGCGATGTACCTCGCCGATCGTCCGGGGACAGGTGCCCAGCGCGCAGGGCCAGCGGTCTGACGACGGACCGTAGCGCGCTCGTCGTGACAGCCGGGAGAGACCGGCGCCCGCTCTGCCTCGTCGCGCCATGTCCACCCCGTATCTCAGCATCGATCGCTTCAAGACGCTCACGGCGATGCCGAGCGTCATGGTCGATCGCCTGGAGTCCGTGGCGCCCGGCTGGCTCGCCGCCAAGCTCACAGCCCGCTCGAGGTGGATCGACGCCCGCCTGTCGAAGAGGTACGCGACCCCGTTCGCGGCTCCGGTGCCGGAGGCCATCGAGGACTGGCTGGCTCGCATCGTCACACACGCCGCCTATCTGCGTCACGGCGTCGACCAGATGGATGAGCAGTTCGCCGAGATCAAGGCCGACGCCGCGCGCGCCGAGGACGAGATCAAGGAGGCCGCGGAGGCCAAAGACGGGCTGTACGACCTCCCGCTCCGCGCCGACACGGCGGCCTCGGGGGTGACGAAGGGCGCGCCCTACGTCTACTCCGAGCGGAGCCCGTCCGTCTGGACGCAGATCCAGGCACGCCGAGGCCGCGAGGAGCGAGCCAGGGGACGAGGCACCGATGGGTGAGCGGGGCGTCAGCGAGATGGACGCGATGCTCGCGAAGCTCCGCGCGCTCCGCGGGATGGTCACGCGCAGCGCGCCCGGGGTCGCCGAGGCGCTCGACGGCGAGATCCGGCGCAACATCGCGGCCGGTGTCGGGCCCGACGGTCAGCCGTGGGTGCCCACGGTCGATGGGCGCAAGCCGCTGCGGGACGCGGGTAAGGCGCTCAGCACGCGGGCGATCGGCACTGTGGTCCTGACGAAGCTCGAGGGAGTCGAGGCGCGGCACCACCTGGGCGCCGTGCGCGGCAGCTCCAAGGCGCGCTGGCTCGCTCGCCGCATCCTCCCGAACAACCGGATCCCGGCCCCGGTCGCGGCCGCGATCCGCACCGTGCTCGCTCGCGAGTTCACGGAGACGATGGGCGGCGGCCGATGACGCTGACGCTCGCGCTCCCGGAGCTCGTGCGGCGCGTGCGCGATCGCTTCGTCGCCGACGCGGGCGTCGACGGGGTTCCCGTACCCGTCACGTTCGGCTGGCGCGAGCCATCACTCCAGCGGCAGACCTCCCACCGCATCGTCTTCGTCCCTGGCGACGACAGCGGATGGTCGCTCGGGTCGCTCGGGGCGCCAGAGTCGCCGCACGTCAGCCTGGCCAGGCCCCTCGCGCGCCTCGACGAGGTCTTCACGGCCTACCTCGAGGCCGAGGACGTCTCGGCGCCCGACGACGAGCTTGCGCAGTACACGGCGGCGCGCGCCCTTTACGACGCTTGGTATCGCGCCGTCTGGCATGCGCGGATCCCGCACACGATCCTCACCCAGCGCTGGGTCGTCGATCGCACGGTCCGCTACGCCGGCGCCGCGTTGCGCGTCACGGGCACCGTCAGCGCGGTCGTGCCGGACGTGCCCAGCACCATCGCTCCCAGCGACACGAGCGCGACGGTGGCCGTCGAGCAGCTCGGCCTCACGCAGGTTCTCTCCATCCCGGCTCCCCCGGCTCCCTGAACGAGGAAGACATGACGACCCCCTTCGTATCGATCACGCAGCAGGACAACGCGCTCGGCGTGCTGCCGCCCAGTCAGGGGCGGGTGCTCGCCATCGTGGGCGCGAGCTCGGCGGGCCCAGTCGGCGTGCCGGCCGCGTTCGGCCGCGTGCGCGACGTGACGACCGCCTTCGGCGTGGGCCCGCTGGTCGAGGCTGCCGCGCACGCGATCGAGCGGTATGGGCGTCCCGTGCTGCTCGTGCGCACGGGCGACACGGTCGACGGCGCCGCGAGCGCGGTCGACGACGACGACGTGGACGGCACCAGCGTCATCACCGCGGACGTCGTGGCGACCGAGCCGCTCGACGACTACGAGGTGGTCTTCCGCGTGGTCACGGGAGGCACGATCGGCACCGCGGGCATCACGTTCAAGTGGTCGCTCGACGGCGGGCGCACGATGAGCCCGACGACGGCCCTGGGCACGGCGAACACGTTCACCATCCCCGGCTCCGGCGTGACCATCGACTTCGCGGCGGGCACGCTCGTCGCCGGGGACGAGGCGACGTTCCGGACGACGGCTCCGCAGTGGAACGCCGCCGAGCTCGGCGCAGCGCTCGACGCGCTCAAGGTCACGGCCACCGATTGGGGCCTCGTCGAGATCGTGGGCGCCATCGACGCGACGGCGTTCGACACCATCGAGACGAAGATCGCGAGCATCGTCGCCTCCGGGAAAGACGTCGCCTGGATCGGTTCGGTGCGCATCCCCGGGATCGGGGAGTCGGATGCGACGTACCAGAGCGCGATCGCCTCCGCCTTCGCGTCGAAGGCGAGCACGTACGGCGTGCTCACGGCCGGCGCGCACGAGATGACGTCGAGCGTGTCCGCGCGACGCTACCTCCGTCCGGTGTCGTTCACGGCAGCGCCACGCGAGAACAGCCTCTCGGAAGAGCAGAACAGCGCGGACATCAAGCTGGGCCCCATCCTCGGCGTGTCGATCGTCGACGAGCTCGGCAACCCGAAGCACCACGACGAGGCCAAGTCGCCGGGACTCGACGACGCTCGCTTCTACGTCCTGCGCACGTGGGAGCGACGCGCCGGCGTGTTCGTGAACCGGCCTCGGCTCTTCTCTCCGACCGGGAGCGACTTCCAGCTCCTCGTGCACCGCCGGGTGATGAACATCGCGCTGACCGTGCTGCGCGCGTACTTCGAGGAGCGTCTCAACTCGCCGGTCCTCGTCGACCGAACGAGCGGCTTCATCCTGGAGTCCGAGGCGCTCGCGATCGAGAGCGGCGCCAACGGCCGCCTGGCCGCCGCGCTGCTGGCGAAGCCCAAGGCGTCGGACGCGTACTGCGTGGTGGCGCGCAACGAGAACATCCTGTCCACGCGGAACCTGAGCGCAGACGCTCGCGTCGTGCCGCTCGCGTACGCCGAGAGCGTGACGCTCACCGTCGGCTTCGCGAACCCGGCGCTCAACGTCGTGGCCGTCTGAGCGGCCGCCTGAGCTCTCCACCTCCACCGACGACGAAGGGACCTACCCATGGCGGCAGACGACATCCGGATCAACGGCTTCACCCACTCGTGGGCCTCGACGAAGGTCACGATCGACGGCGAGCAGTACGCCGGCCTCAGCAAGATTTCGTGGGACCACGCGATCGAGGAGAGCATGGTGCGCGGCCAGGGCGGGGCTCCGCTCGGACGCACCCGCGGTCAGTACACGCCCGGCACCGTCACGATCACCATGCGGAAGTCGAGCGCGCTCGAGCTGAAGAAGCGCCTGGCCGCGAAGTCCCCCGACGGCAAGACGTTCGGGGCGCCGACGTTCCCGATCGTCGTGCAGTACCTTGAGCCGGACGACACGCCGATCACCGTCGAGCTCAACAGGTGCCGCGTGCTCAAGTCGAGCACCGCGAACGAGCAGGGGCCCGATGCGACCGCCGACGAGCTCGAGATCTCCTGTCTCGAGGTGGTGGAGAACGAGGTGCGTCTCTTCAGCGACATCGTGATCTGAGGCGGGCCCGCGAGCAGCCGACGAGGAAGACGAGGAAGACCATGGAGCAGGACGACGAGATCAGGGCGCTCGAGCAGCGCATCGAGAAGGCTCGCGCGGCGCGCGCGCAGGCCGAGGCCGAGGCCGAGCGGGCGGCGAAAGTGGCCGCCCTCGAGCGCCAGGCGCGCCTGGCCGAGCAGGCGCTGGTGGACGAGCCCCACATTGCGGCCGCGCGCCAGACGTACGGCGTCGACGGGATCGCGGTCGTGGACTCCGACCTCGGCGCCTTCGTGGTGCGCGCGCCCAACCACCTCAAGTGGAACGCGCTCGCGGCCAAGGCGGACAAGGTCGGGCACGCGGACCTCGTGAGCATGGTGCGCTCGTGCCTCGTCTACCCGGACTGGCCGCGCGCCGACAAGATGCTCGAGGAGGCCCCCGCCGCGCTCGGCGTGATCGTCGATGCGATCGTGCAGCTCGCACAGCACCGGGCGACGATCCGCGCGGGAAAGTAGACGGGCTGCTGCGCGAGGCCCGCACGCGTCCCGGACGTGCGGCCGAATGCCTGCGCGCAGCCCTGACCAGCAGCCGGACCGATCTCGAAGCCGACGAGGACCGCGAGGTGGAGTCGATCGCCGGGTTCTTGCTCCTCGCGGAGGGCCTGATGCGGCTCGAGAAGATCCAGGCGCTCCTCACGCCACTCATCAACCCGAAAGCCTGAGGTCATGGACGAGAACCGCGCCATGTTCGCCGTCGAGCTCCAGGACGGCGTGTCCTCCCCCGCCGCGGGCGGCGAGGAGGCGCTGGCGCGGCTCAAGCGCGCGATCGTGGGCGGGAGCGCGGAGCTGAGGAATATCAACGGCGCCATGGCCCGCCTGCGGGCCGGCGGCGAGAGCGGGTCGGCGGTGTTCCGGGAGCTGAAGGATCGCGCGGACGCGGTGAGGAAGTCGATCGGCCGGAGCCAACGCTCGTTCCTCGAGCTCGGCGGCTCGCTGGCCGAGCTCAACGCGCCGCTCGCGCCGCTGTCGACCTCGATCCCGCGCACCATAGGGTCGTTCGGAGGCGGGGTGTGGGAGCAAGCGCAAGAGGGGCCGAAGCGGCTCGCGGATGGCCTGGCGCAGACGCTGGGGCAGGCATCGAGGCTGCCTGGACCGCTGGGCGCGATCGCCGGACAGCTCGGACGGGTGCTCTCGGTCGGCTCGCCAGCAGCGCTTGCGGTCGCCGGCCTCGCTGCGGTGTCCCTCGCGCTCGTGGCTGCGCTCGCCGCCATGTACACCGCGGTCATCAACGCCACCGTCGCTCTCGTGCGCTACGGGCTCGCGGCGGCCGACGCGCGGCGAGCTGAGCGCCTGCATCTCGAGGGCGTCGTCGCGCTCCACGAGCAGCTCACACACACCGCTGGGAGCGCGTCGGCGCTCGGCGCGGCCATCGACCGCGTGTCTGCGACGTCGGCCATCTCTCGATCGCGTGTCACGAGCCTGGCGGAGCAACTCCACCGCGCTGGCCTCCGCGGATCCGCGCTCGAGGACGCCCTGCGCGGTGTTGCCACGGTGTCTGCGGTGCAGGGCGAGCAGGCGGCGGATCGCTTCCGCGCGATGGCCGTCAGCGCCTACCGGACGCGCGGCTCGGTGCGAGCGCTCGTCGGCGACGTCGAGCGTCGCCTCGGGGGCACCGCCCGGGGCATGGCGATCTCGTGGGACCGACAGATGGAGCGCCTGCAGGAGTCCTGGCAGGGCCTCTTCGCCGGCATCGAGCTCGACGGTGCCCTCGCCGCGCTCGACGAGGTGCTGTCCATGTTCTCGGCGACGACGGTGACCGGGCGGGCGCTCAGGACGATCTTCACCTCCATGTTCCAGCCTCTCGTCGACGGCGTGTCGGGGGCGGGCGGCCCTGCGCGTCAGCTCTTCGAGGGGATGCTGATCGGCGCGCTGAGCATCACGCTGGCGGTGCTCCGCGTGCGCAACGCGCTCGTGCGGACGTTCGGCGGCAGCGCGTCGGGCCTGGCAAGCTTTGTCGACTGGACCAGCGTGGGCATCGAGGCGGCGACGCACCTCGGCGCGGCGCTGCTGACGCTCGCGGCGCCGTTCCTCGCGCTCGCCGCGGTGGTGGGCACGATCGCGTACGGCACGTACCGGATGATCGTCGCCTTCCGCGCCGCCGAGGAGCGCTGGGCCACCTTCCGCGAGAGCGTAGGTGGAGCTCTCGACGGGCTTGTGCAGGAGTGGCGCACCATCGGCCAGCGCGCCATCGACGGGCTCGTGCGTGGACTGCTCGGCGGGATCACGTCTGCTCGCCAGGCCGTGACACGCATCGGAGACGGCATGACGCAGGCGCTGCGCGACGCGTTGCAGATCCGCTCCCCGTCACGCGTGTTCGCCGAGCTCGGCAGGGCGATCCCGCAGGGCCTCGCCGCCGGGGTCCAGGCCGACGCGGGCATCTCCAGCCGCGCGGTCGAAGACCTCGCGACCGTGCCGTTCGGGCTCGGCTCGACCGCTACCCGCTCGCCGCGCGGCGGCGATGTGTACGTCTCCATCGACGGGATCCAGGTAGTGGTCGGATCCCCGTCCGACGTGCCGACGCAGCTCGGCGACCGCATCCGCGAGGCGCTCGAGCAGGCCCTCATCGGCGTTCTGGTCGAGACCGGAGGGACGACCGATGCCTGACGCCGTCAGACCCGTCACCAGCGGCGCGTGGAGCCCGCTCATCGCGCCGCAGGACTACGCGACGATCGCGGGCCAGCGCACGCCCGGGATCTGCCGCGTCGAGGGATTCCGCACGCGCGCGCGATGGGACATTCGCCAAGGGCCCGCACTCACCGGCGCGCGCCTCCGCTACCGCGGCTTCGAGCCGGCCCAGGGGAAGCTCATCCTTACGCTGACGACGGCGGAGGACTGGGCGGCCTGGTGGTCGTTCGCGCCCATCGTGCGGCGGGCCCCGCTCGGGGAGAGGGCGACGCACCTCGAGATCGAGCATCCGATCCTCGCCGCGATGGACATCCGGGCGGTGGCCGTCGCCAGCGTCGGCCAGCCCACGCCCGTCGACGATCGGGGGACCTGGTCGATCGAGATCGAGCTGATCGAGTACCTCGAGCCGCTCCCCGCGGTGAGCACGCCGGACGGGGCCGACACGGGCGAGGCCGAGGCCATGACCGAGAACCAGGCGCGGATCGCCGCGCTGACGGCCGCTGTGTCTCGTGCGGCCGCGGGGGAGGATCCGTGACGACGCCGTGGGCCACGCTGGGTGGTGAGCGGATCCGGAGCGGGCGCGTCCACGTGCCGGGCGTCGGCGTCTGGCACGCCGAGATCGAGATGGAGGGAGATCCCGCACTCTCCGGCGCACACACACTCGCGCTCGGCACGCTGAGGCTGGCCGGCACGGTCGACGACGCGAGAAGCGGCAGGAACGCCCAGGTGGCGCGGTACACGCTCGTCGGTGGCGGGGGCGGGTGGTCGCGCATCCTCCCAGCCCGGTCCTACCACTCGGACGCTGGCGTGCGTGCGGCGACCGTCGCGCAGGACGCAGCTCGCGAGGCAGGCGAGACGCTCGCGGACGTGCGGCCATCGGCCGAGATGGTCGGTGTCGACTACGTGCGCTCGCGCGGGCCGGCGAGCGTCGCCCTCGCGGACGTGGCGGCCGGCGTGCCGTGGTGGGTGGACTTCGAGGGCCGGACGCACGTGGCCCCGCGAGCCGAGGCCGACGCGGATCCCGACGCCTACGAGGTCCTCGAAGTCGATCCCGCGGAGCGCGTCGTGACGCTCGCGGTCGACGACCTACGGCGCGTAGGCATCGGGTCGGTCCTGCGCGAGCGACTCGACGAGCCTCTCACGGTGCGATCGATGGAGATCGAGATCGACGACGGCGGCAGCGTGCGCGTGCGTGCCTGGTGCGGAGCACCGTCCACCTCGAGATCGCGCCTCGCCAGCGCCCTCCGAGGCATCGTCGACCGTGTGCGCGCAGAGCGACTGCTCGGCGTCTGGACCTACCAGGTCGTGCGGCAGACCGCTGACGGCCGGCTCGAGTTGCGCGCCACCGAGCGCGGTGCGGGCCTGCCGGACGTGGGGCCCGTGAGCGTGTGGCCCGGCGTCGCGGGAGCATCGAGCGAGGTGACCGGTGGCGCGGAGGTACTCGTCGAGTTCGTCAACGGCGATCGTCGACGCCCTCTCGTGAGAGGGTTTGCCTCGAGCGTCACGCCGACGTCGACGACGCTCGAGGCGTCCGGGACCATCAAGCTCGGCGGTGGCGCGACGAAGGAGCTCGCGTTTGCAGCGGAGGTGCGCGCCGAGCTCGCCAAAATCGCCACCGCGCTCGCGTCGGCGGTCGCGCCATCGGGCGGAGGGACCGTCACGTATCCGCCCTCCACAGCGTACACGGCGCCGCTCGTCGACAGCGCGATCGGAACAGCGAAGGTGAAAGCGGAATGAGCCAAGTCGTACTCGAGGTCATCGACGCGGAGATCGCGCGCGTGCGGCGTGTAGTCCATCCGCCGCGAGGCGAGCTCGGGTGGGGGCGCGACGTCGCGTGCGCGGTGGATCTCACGCCGAGCATGGACGAGGTGTCCGGCGACCGGCTGCTCGCCGACGCGATCGTGCGCCGCCTCACCACGCGCCGGGGTTCGCTGCCCGATGCGCGCGCGCCATTCCTCCGGAACCTGACCTACGGGCTCGACGTCACGAGCTACCTGAACCGAGGTGTCACATCGCAAGAGATCCGCGCGCTCGCAACGAAGGTGAGAAGCGAAGTGACGAAGGACGACAGGATCGCGACGGTGAGCGTCACGGTCACACCGAGTCCCAACGGCGATCGCCTCGACATCGACCTGCGCGTGACCCCTCGCGACGCGCGCGATGCGTTCCGTCTCGTCCTCGCGGTCACATCGGCCGGCGTTCTCGTGGCTGACCTCCGAGGTGCCCGGTGACGCTGGACGAGCTGACACGACCACTGACCCCGGCGCAGGTCGAGGAAGCGATCTACGCGGGGATGGCGGCCCGAGGGCTCGCGGTGACCGACTGGGCCGAGGGCGCCGTCGTGCGCACCATCGTCGCGGCGCTCGCCATCGTGCTCAGCGCGCTGACCACGCTGATCGCGCTCGTCGCGCGTGGCGGGTTCCTCGAGTTGGCCGAGGGCCCGTGGCTCGAGCTCGTCGCGCGTCACGTGTACGGCACGGAGCGCATCCCGGAGGCGTTCGCCACCGGTGTCGTGCGCGTCACGAACGTCACCGGGGCCGGGTCGTTCATCGCCGTGCAGCCAGGCGACCTGGTCGTCAAGGTGGGGGCACCGGAGCATGCGTCGCTGGCTTCCTTCGGGAAGACCTATCGGTCGACGGCGGTGTTCAGCCTGCCGGCGGTCGCGGGTGCATGGGTGGACGTGCCGGTGCAGGCCGACGAGGCCGGGTCCGGTAGCACCACAGGCGCGGGCACAATCACGACATTCGTCACCACGTTCGTGGGATGCAGCGTCACGAACCCCGCGGCGCTCGTCGGTGCCGACGAGGAGCGTGAAGAGGATCTCCGCGCTCGAGCCCGCGCCAGGACGGGAGTACTGTCCCCGAACGGGCCGCGCGACGCGTACAGCTATCTCGCGACCAGCGCGAAGCGTGCGGACGGCACCTCGATAGGCGTCACACGCGTGCGCTGCATCCCCGACGGCACCGGCGGGATCGACGTGTACGTCGCGGACGCAGACGGCGTGGTGACTGGCGACGCCGACGATGCCACCACCGATCTCGGGATCGTGAACCGCGACATCCAAGAGCAGGCCGTCCCGCTGTGCATCACCGCCACGGTCGCGAGCGCGACGCCCACAGCCATCGGCGTCGGCTACGAGCTCTGGGTCGACTCGGCGATCGGGCTGACGGACGCGGAGATCGAAGAGCGCGTGGAGCTCGCGCTCGCGGAGTACCTCTCCACCGTGCCGATTGGCGGAGAGCTCCTGCCGGCGGTGGTGGGCGGCTACGTCTACCGGTCTGCCCTGGCCGCGGTCATCGCGTCGACCGTGGGCACCAGGTACCTCCTGCGCCTCGAGCTGTCGGGGCCCGCGGGGAACACAGCCGTCGCGACGACCGCTGCGCCGCTCCTCGGGACCGTGACCGCGACGATCCATCAGGTGTCCTCGTTGGGGGTCACCTGATGATCCCGCCGCTGTTCACCCGCGAACTGATCTCCACCGTGCCCGCGTGGCTCACGCGGGCCGTGGGCGAGGCGACGATGCGGTCGTTCGGCGATCAGCTCGATGCGCTCGCGCGGAGGGTGGCGCACGCGGTCCGGCAGCGGTTCCCCGCCGACATCGACGACAGCTCCCTCGCGCGGATCGGGCGCGAGCGTCGCATCCGCCGCGGTCCCGGCGAGGACGCGCAGACGTACGCGAGACGCCTGCGGATCTGGTGGGACATGCACCGGATCCGAGGCGGGCCGTACGCGCTGCTGTGGAACCTCCACCACTTCTTCCTGGACTGGCTCCCCGGGCGGAAGGACGTGCTCGACTACCGCGGCAAACTGGTGTGGATCGACGCGGGCGGGACCATCACGCGGGACGCGATCACGTGGACCGCGGACGGATCCGCCGAGTGGGCGCAGTTCTGGGTCTTCTTCTACGTCCCCGACGTCATCTCCCTGCCGGACGACCTCCTCGCCACGCTCGCGGGAGAGATCCTCACGACGCTGGACGGAGACCCTCTTGCCACCACGTCCACCATTTTGCCCGGGTCGATCTCACCCGTGGAGGCGGAGATCTTCTGCGCCATCCCGCGCGAGTGGTCCGCTGCGCACGTGAAGAGGATCCATGTCGTCCTCCTCTGGGACATCGCACACCTCTGGGAGTACCCGGACCCGGCGGGCACCTGGGCGACCTGGGACGCCCGCGACACAGCGGTCGCCGCGATGACGTGGAGCGACTGGGACGCTGCCATGCCGACACCGATCGTCCTCACCAGCGAAGGACTCTGACATGCCGATCCCCACGCCCGGTGCTCCGATCTTTCACCCGACCGTCGCGCTCCCCGCCGGCGCGGACCCGCCCACGCGCTCGAGCATCGCCACTCCGCTCGAGCAACTCGCGGACCGCACCGCGGCGCTCGGCGAGTTTGTCGACTTCACGTTGGGGGAGTTCCGCTACCCGGGGCTCAAGGTGCGCACGAAGTTCTTCGGCGTCTCCCGCGCCATCCTCGGGTTCAAGGAGACGGATGGCGCGCCGGAGTGGAAGATGCTCGACCAGGGCATCGGAGCCCCGCTGCTCCTCGCAGTGCCGGTCGCGGGCGCGCAGCGGGCGCGCATGTGGATCCCGCTCGATCTGCCCGAGGGCGCAGTGATCAAGGCCTACACGGCCTACCTGGAAAAGGGGGCCAACAACGCGGTCGCCGCCGATCAGTGGGGCGCGCGGCTGTCTGCCCGCGGCGGCTTCCTGCTCTTCCCCGGGTCCGCCTCTGTGGGGCTGACGGGCCTCGGAGCAGGCATCCAGCGGGCGGGCAGCGGCACCGGGCGCGCGACGGTGGGCGAGTCGGGGCTGAGCCACCCCGTGCAGGGAATGGCCGACTACTACGCGTACATCGAAGGCCCGGCGACCGAGCACGCGAACGACCGCGTGTGGGGTGTCGCCATCACCTTCGAAGACCCGGGCCCGCGCCCCTGAGGGGATCTCCATGCCGACGTCGATCAGCGCACTGGACACCGAGGCCACTGGGCTCGCCGACGACGACCTGATGGTCGCCGACGACGTGTCCGAGGTCGAGACCGTGAAGGTCAGCATCGCGACGCTGCGCGCCGCGCTGGGTGGCCGCTGGCCCGTGGTCGAGGTGCCGGGCACGAGCGCCACGCTGCTGAAGCGGTCGCAGGTCGTCCGGTGCTCCGGCTCAGGCCCGGTCACTCTGACGCTCCCCGAACCGGAAAACGGGCTGTGGATCGTCGTCAAGGCGGGAGGCGACACGATCATCGAGCTCGTTCCTCACGACGGCGTCACGGCTATCGAGGACAGCGACCCCGGCGACACCTACGTCCTCGGCTTCGGCGCCAACGCCTGGGCCATCTTCAGCGACGGCACGAACTGGTTCCGGGCCGACCACGAGACCCCGCTGATCACGAGCGCGCGCGTGTGGACGATCGAAGAAGGCGTGTCGCCGCCATCTGCGGCCGCCGGGCTGGCGTACCTCTACGCCACCGAGGTCGGCGGCCGCACGGAGCCGAGCGTACGGCTCGGCGACGGCACGGTCGTGCCGCTGACACGCGTCCCGACGGATCTGCAATCGTCGAGCTTCACGATCAGCGATCGCGACCAGATCATCGAGATCGACGACGGCCCGCTGACCGCCACCCTGCCCAGCCCGACCGACGGGCGTCAGATCCAGCTTGTCAAGACGACGTCGGACCAAAAGGCGATCACGCTCGCCCCAGCGGGTTCAGAGCAGATCCAGGGAGTCGCCAGCAGCTACGAGCTGCCCGGATCCGGCGACGCGAGGGTCGGCATGTGGACCGTCCGCTGTCTCAGCGGCAACTGGTGGGTGTTCTGACGTGCCGGCTCCCTCCTCCATGATGCTCGGCACGTCGGCATCGGGCCCCTCGGCGCCCCCGGAGCCCGACGTAATCTTCGGTGCGAAGCTCATGTCGTGGCACCGCGGCGACCTCGGCGTGACGCTCTCGGGCGCCGACGTGGTGACGTGGGAAGATCAGAGCGGCAACGGGAGGACGTTCACGGCACCGTTTGGGCTGAGGCCGACCATGGGCACGCTCGCGGGACAGGCAGCGCTGTCCTTCGCTGCGCCGTCCATGCAATACCTCGAGCTCACCGGCACGAGCTACGGCTCGCCGTCCGCACTCCACGTCATCCGCGTGTTCCAGCGCTTAGCGGATCCACCCAGCACATCCGGCCGATCGGGTCTCGACAACTGGGGCACCAGCGCCGCGCGCAGTCACGTCCCCTTCACCGACGGCGTGATCTACGACTCCACGGGCGCCGTCTCGCGCGCGACCGTGGGCGACCCCACGCCGTCGCTGGCCGCGCCGCGGGTGTACGAGTCGATCTCGACTGCCAGCAAGTGGGAGGCGAGGCTGGACGGAGCGGTGCTCTACACGACGAGCGCCCTCGGCGTGGCCGTGACTGGCGCACCGTGGATCGGCGGCATGCCCAGCGGCGCATACATGGACGGCCAGATCGCCGAAGTGATCGTGCTCTCCGCGGAGGCCTCCGCGGGCGAAAGGACCGACCTCGCTGCCTACATGCTCGACCGCTACGGGATCACGATGTAACGCGAGAAGCGATGCCGACGGCCTGGCCATCATGACCGCATGGGCAATCTGCTCGAGGCCATGAGCAACCTGCTCGAGGCCATCACCAGCGGCTCCGCGATGGAGGTCGGCGGCGTGGCCCTGGCCATCGCCGCGGTGCTGTACTCGATCGCGCGACTGATCGACGCGGTCGCGCATGCGATGCGCCGACGCGCCGACGCGGCCGCGCACGCCACGCGGACCCAAGCGGATGCGAGCGCGGCGCTGACGCGGTCGCTGCTCGACCGCGTCGACACGCTGGAGCGCCGCGTCGCCGAGCTCGAGGCCCAGGTGCAGCAGCTGACCTCGCATCGCGACGCGCTCATCGAGGAAGCAGAGGGCCTCCGGGACGCGATCTCGTCCTCACGCGGCGTCATTCCAGCTCCGCCTCGCCTCCCGCGCCGAGAAGTGACCGGGAGGCGCATGACCCTGACCCAAGAGCCGCTCGCCGCGCGCGAGCACCACCACGACGGAGACCAGCGATGACCGCGACCGCGATGCCCACACCTCCCTCGTTGCCGCCGCGGTGGCCGCACATCGAGTGGCCGACGGCCATCGTCCTCTGCGTCGTCCTGGGCTCCATGGTGGCCGTGTGGGCGCTCGCCGATGCCGGCGAGCGTGCTGACATCCTCGGCGGCATCGGCGCCGCGGGCTCGGTGCTGCTCGCGGCGATGCGCGCGATGCTGTCGCGGCAGGGCCCACCTCCGCCTGGCCACGCGAACGGGCTCGACCGCGAGGCCCCCCTCGAGGACGGCCGACGCTCGCATCTGCCTACGTCGCTGCGCGTGGTGGCGCTCGCGGCTCTCGTCGTGCTGCCCGCGTGCGGTGCCTCTGCTCTGCGAACGCACGCGACGGTGGGAACCGTGGCGTCGGTGACAGTCGCCTCGACGGCGCCGCTCGTGCCCGCCGCGTGCGACGTCGCGCTCGCCGGGTGTCGCGGCGACTCCGCGTGCATCGACGCGCGCGCCGAGGACTGCCGCGTGGCCGCTGCTGCGCACGATGCCACGCGCGTCGCGGTGCGCTCGTACCTCGACGCGATCGAGATCGCGTCGCTCGCCGACGAGGGCCTCGTCCTCGACGCGCTCCGCGCCGGCCTCGTTGCGCTCGCTGCGCGCTGGACCGAGGCGGTCGCTGCGCTCGCCCGCGTTGGCCTCGAGCTGCCTGCCCTTCCTGCGCTCGTGCAGAGCCTGCTCGGAGGCGCGTCGTGAGCGCGCCGATCGACCCGGCCCTCGTGCAGCTCTTCGCCGTGCTCGTGCAGTTCGTCGGCCCGACCGTGCTCGAGGCGCTCACCGAGCCCGCGCGCGAGGCGGTCCGCAAGCAGCTCGCGCGCGACCGGGCGCGCCTCGACGCTGCGCCCCTCGCGGGCCCGCCGACCGAGGCCGTGATCGCGCGTTACCAGGCGCGCCCCGCGCCCGCGCGCATCTCCGCCGACACCGACCTCCCGCCCGTCCTGCGCACGCACGAGGGTGCGTGGAGCGACGGGGAGAGCGAAGAGGGGTGACCCGATGACGATCCAGTTCAGCGTCGCCTCGCGCACCGCGCAGGCTCAAGCGCACGAGACCACGATTGGGCCAGGGGCGGTCCTGCGCATCCGCACGGGCTCGCCTCCCGCCACCTGCGCTGCCGCTCGCACGGGCACGGTCCTGGCGTCGATGACGCTGCCCTCCGACTGGGCCACGGCGAGCAGTGGATCTCTCACCAGGCTCGGCACGTGGGAGGACCTGACGGCGGATGCGTCGGGCCCCGCGGGCTACTACGAGATCACGGACAGCGCGGGGACCTGCCACGAGCAGGGCACCGTGACCGCGAGCGGCGGCGGCGGCGACATGGAGATGCAGCAGGCCACCGCCGACATCGTCGCGGGCCAGCGCGTCTACATCGGCACGTACAACCGCACCTGGCCGGGGGCGTGAGCCGTGGCGGGCATCGTCACGCGCGATGAGATCGTCGCCGCGCTCGCCGCGTCGGGCGAGGCGACGTACTTGATCAACAAGGCCTCGATCGCGAACCAAGCCGCGGGCGGATGGTCCTCACTCTGGCGCGCGACGGGCACGCCGGCGCAGGGCGCGATCCCGGGCGCGGCGGAAGTGTGCACCGATGATCTGACGGGCGCGATCGGCGCGATCCCGACGCCGGCCGCCGGCCAGCGGAACGCGCTCCTCGCCGCCGCGCTGGCAAGCTCGAACGCTGGAACGACCGTGCAGATCGTCGATCGACTGGCTCACATGGGCGGGCTCTCTGGCACTGTCGCGACCGCGCAAACGGCAAACGTGTCGGTCGTCTCGCTCGCGGGCGCGCGCTGCGCGTCGGACTATCACGACGTGAGCTGGTGGCTCGAGATCTTCCGCGTGCCGGCCGACACGCGGCGCTCGAGCGCCGGGCGGGAGGCAGCATGACGCGCAGTGTCATCGGAGCGGGCGACGTTGACATCTGGGTCTTCGACTGGTCGGACTGGCTGGCCCGCAAGACGGAAGAGCAGGGCATGCCCGTGACGATCGCGAGCGCCACCTGGACCGGATCGGATGGCCTGATCGTCCGCCCCTCGCCGCCGCCGGCCATCTTCGACTCGGGAAGGCAGGCGCGCGCGTGGTGGGACGCGGGCGCATGCGTGCCGGGCGTTACGGTGCGCCTGGCGTGCAGGGTGGTGACCTCGGCTGGGCACGAGCGCACGGCCACGGTGCTGTTGGAGGTGAGGTCGCGATGAGATGCTTCGATCTCCGATCCGAGCAGCCCGACCCGCCGCCGGTGCGAAAGCATCGGCTCGCCAGGGGCCGCGTGGTGCGCCGGGACATGCGGCGCATCATCGGCGTGACCATCCATCAGACCGCCACGCCGTTCTCGGTGGCGCCGTTCCAGATCCAGGCGGCGGGCGGGGATGAGGACCTGGCCCTGGCGCGCCGCGCGCTGGGTGTGGCATGCCACGGCATGGCGTTCCGGCGGGGGTTCTACGCGCTGGCGAACCCTCTCGAGTGGTACGTCCACCACGGAAACGCGTTCAACCCTGATCATCTCGGGATTGAGATCGAAGGCCGGTTCCCGGGGCTGTTATCGGATCCGGTGCGGACCACCTGGGGCGGCCCCCCCACCGAGTTCACCACGGCGCTCCTGGAGGCGGCGAAAGCGTGCCTCCGCCACGTGGTCGACGAGGCACGGGCGGCCGGCGCCCCACTCGAGTGGGTGACCGCGCACCGGCAGTCCAGCGCCACCCGACGCAGCGATCCTGGCGAGGAGCCGTGGCGCGAGCTCGTCTTGAACTACGCCGTGCCCGTCCTCGGCCTCAAGGTGAACAACGCCCTCGTCCGCGGCACAGGGAGACCGATCCCCATGGCATGGGACCCTGCGGCTGGCGTGGGCCGGTACTAGCTCGCCCGCGAGGCTAGCTGCACCTCGCCCACCGCTTCCAGCGTGACCAGGTCGGCCGTGCGCGCCCCCGCAATTCCCACCCGGCCACGGCCGCCGCTGACTCCTACCAGGGCAGCGGGCAGCAGGCCGGCCCGGACCTCGGCCACGCCGCCCTGCGGCGTGACCCGAACCTCGGAGACGACGCCGCGCAGCGCGTCCCGGGCGGTCGTCACGTCCGCGCTGGCCAGCAGCGTCTCGAGCTGCCGCACGCGCGCCTCGAGCTCGGCCACCGAGGGGAGGGCGCGCGGCGCCTGCGGCAGCGCCGCGAGCGCGGCGCGGTGGGTCGCGATCTCGGACTCCAGCTCGCGCAGCCGGGCGACGAGCGCGGAGGGCGCCGCGCCGCCGGCGACGGCGTCGACCAGCCGCTCAGCCTGGGCCTGGGCTCGGGCGATCCGGGCCTCGAGCTCGTCGCGCTCCCGGCTCGCGCCTCGCCCGCGCGCTGCGATGCGCTCGGCCAGCACCGCCCGCAGCGCCACGAGCCGCTCGGGCGCGAAGAGGTGGTCGCGCACCAGGCGCAGCACGAGCGCCCGAAGATCCTCCTCGCGCACGCTGCTCCGCGATGCGCACGTGCCCCGCGCTCGCGCGTCGGCGCACCGGTAGTACCGGCGGCCCTCGGTCCCGCCGTGCACCGTCAGAAGCCCCCCGCAGACCCCGCACCGCGCCAGGCCGGACAGGAGGTAGCTCCGTCGCGCGGATCCTCGCCGCTCGTCCGCGGTCATCGTGGCCGGCCGGGGCTCGGCGCTCGACGCGCTCTGCGCGGCCGCGAAGAGGGCGTGGTCGACGATCGCCAGCTCGGGTCGCTCGAGGCGCACGAGCGCACCCACGCGCGCGCGCGGGCGGCGGACGTTCGTGCCGGGCAGCTTCCGCCATTCGCGAGCGCCGAAGGTCCACTCGCCCAGATACCGGCGGTTCGCGAGGATCGCTCGGAGCGTCGTGTGCTGCCACGACGGCGCGCGGGCCCGGCGCGAGCTCCGCGGCGGGGGCACGCCCTCGGCGTTCAGGGCGGCCGCGATGTCGCCCCGCGAGCGCCCCGCCGCGTACTGCGCGAAGACCCGGCGCACGATCGCGGCCTGGTCGGGGTCGATCTCGATCACTCGCCCGCCCTCGGGCCGCGGGCTCGAGCGGTAGCCGTAGGGGAGGCCGCCCGTCGAAAGGCCGGCGCGGGCGCGCGCCTCGAGTCCGCGCAGGGTCTTGTCCCGCAGGTCGTCGAGGTAGGCATCGGCGAGCAGCGCCCGCACGCCCACGAGCAGCTTGCTGCCGCGCGCCGACGTGTCGACGCCGTCGGCCACGCCCACCAAAGCTACGTCGTGGTGGCGCAGCGCGCGGGTGACCGTGTGCGCGTCCGCCGCGTCGCGCGACACGCGAGACAGGTCCTCGACGAGGACAGCCTCCACCTCGCGCCGTTCCACCGAGCGCATGCAGGCCAGCCATCCCGGCCGGTCGAGGCTCGCGCCGCTCACGGCGTAGTCCGCGTGGACGGCGGCCACGGTCCACCCGCGCTCGGTCGCGTGCCGGCGGCACCGCTCGACCTGCGCCTCGATCGAGCTCTCGCTCTGGCGGTCGGACGAGTAGCGAGCGTAGATCGCGACGCGGGTCATGCAGTGCGCTCGAGGTCGTCGGGGGGGTCGTTGGCGGGCCGATCGCGGTCCCACGCGTCCAACGCGAGATCCGCAAGGAGCTCGAGCAGGCGCCGCTCGGCGTCGGTCAGGGCCACGGGGGTAGGGTGCGCGCCCTGCTCCGAACCGTGCAAGGTGCGGCGCCTCCCATGGTCCTCGTGCTGCCTCGGCTCCTCGTCCCAGGTCATCGCCCTTCACTCGACGCCCGCTTCTCCACGCACGACGATCAGCTGACCGGCCGGCACGGTACCAGCGTCCTCTGCGGGGTACCCGAGCCGCTGCAGCAGCTCGACGGCCGGGAGCGCGGTGAGCGCGTCACGCACGCGGGCGACGAGCGGCGCGTCGCGACCGCCGACCCCCTCGTCCTTCTTCCTGCGAATCTTCCCCTTCGCCTTCGGCGCGAGAGCCGCGGAGATGTCCATCCCCGTGCGCAGGCGGCTCTTGATGGTCGAGATCGGCAGCCCGTGCTTGTTGTCCGCGCTCGCGGCCCACTCCTTGATCGTCTTCCCGTCGTACGTCTTCGCAGGCATCGGCATCGCAGCACCTCCTTCACGGCGCACCAGCGCCGCCACATCGACGTCGGGCTGCTCTCCGCGCGCATGCGCGGCCCCGATCGCGCAGCCGCGGCACTGCATGAACTGCAGCCGCGCGGATCCCCTCTCACCAGTGCTCCACGGCGCCGACGCCGCCGCGTGCCGCTGCGCGCACGCCGAGCGCGTGAGCCGGCACGAGTAGACGGCGCAGCTGAACAGCTCGAGCGCGGTCACGGCTCGCCTCCGCCGTACGCCCGCAGGCGTCCGATGGCCTCGCGCTCGATCTGCCGCACCCGCTCCGGGTCGATGTTCATCGCCCACGCCACGCGCTCGAGGCTCGCCCCGCCCTCGTCTGCTACGTCGAGAGAGCACGTGTCGTCCATCGCGTCCCACGCGACGCCGTCGTCGTACTGCGGTTCGCCGGACTTCCCGCCGGGCACGGCGAATCGGATCGTCAGCGACCCGGAGTGGCCGACTTCCGTCGCGAGATGGTAACGGCACGACACCCACGGGCACGGCCGCGGCCCGTCGGCGCAGTCCGCGCGGGTCCTCGGCCGCGCCTCGACTGCTGCCTCAGGCTCGAGCCGGAGGCGCGAGCGCGACCACCGCGACTCGGTGCGCTTTCCCACTCCGATCCTGAGCTGGACGAGCTCCGTGTCGCCACGTGCCATCACCACACCTCGCCCGCGAGCGCCACATGCCGCGCGACGCGAGCAAGCGCCTCGAGCGCCGCCTGGTCGTCGGTCGTCTCGATCGTCCCGGCGCAGAAAACGCTCCGCTCGGTGTCTCCGCTGGCGACGATCGCGATCCGTGGCCCCGCCTCGAGAGCGACGCCCAGCTCGACCCAGCAGCCCGCGCTGGGTACGTCCTCGCCGGGGACGAGCAGCCAGAGCGCGTCAGCCTGGCGAACGCCGTGCAGGCACGACACGGCGGCCCCCCGCCGCTCGGCCAGGGACAGGCCGCGGTTCGCCCGACCCGCGCGGTCGATCTCGGCCGGCCAGTCTCCGGTGACCTGCCATCCGCGCGCTCGACACGCCGCGATCGCGGCTCGCGCTCGGTCGAGCTCACGCGAGCTCCCTGCGACGTAGATCTTCACGTCGCCCGAGCCTTGTGCGCTGCGCGCACCGTCTTCGTCGTGTGCCGCGCGATGGCCTGCCAGTCGACGCCGAGCGCGGCCAGCAGCGCGGACTCCGTGTCGCCCGGCTTGGCGGACTGCATGAGGCCGGTGCCGTCGAGCACGAGGTCGACGATGAGCGCCAGACGACCCGCGTCGGTCATCGCGGCCGCGGCGTCACGGAGCTTGGCCAGCTCGTCGCCGTCCCCACCCTTTTCCTCGCCGCGCGCGCGCACCTTCAGGCCGTGGCGATCGCGCATCTCGGCGTCGACCGGGGCGGTGTCCCACCAGTCGATGATGATCGCCGCGAACGCCGTCCAGAACGCCGACTTGTTCCACGCCCCGCCACGCAGTTGGGTGGCGATCGCGTCGCGCACACGCCTGCTGACGAGCCTGCGGATCTCCGCGTCCTGCCGCGCCGCGGCGATCGCCGCGTCGTCGCGAGCCCTGTCCGCCTCGGACTCGGCGCGGCGCAGCGTGCGCAGCGAGGCCACCTCCATCGGTCGCCCGTCCGGGGCGCGCACCAGCATCACCTCGACGTGCTCGCAGCCTGCGAGTTGCTCGCGCCACGTCTTCGTGGGGTCCTCGTCAGACCAGGCGTCGAGGTCGACGTAGCCGTTGCTGAGCCCGTACGTGGTCGGGAAGACCTTCCGCGCCGTCTCTTCGTCCGCCACCTTGAGGCCGCGCTCCGCCGCGCGTGCGGAGACGGCCCGCCAGTGGTCCTCCACCTTGCCGTCCCAGCACTCCGGGTCCGTGCAGCGGTTTCCGTCGAGCAGCTCGCGGAACAGCGCCTGCTGAGCGTCGCTACGCTTCGGGCAGCTCGTGCACGAGCCTCCTCGGGCATGCTCGTCGTGCACGTCGAACGGCGCGTCCTCGATCACCATCAGCCGCTGCTTCACGAGCTCGCGCGCCGCGCTGACCGGCACCTCCCCGTCGCCGTACAGCGTGAGCAGCTTCCGAAGCGCCGCGTCCTGGGCGCTCGGGGTGGCGACCCGCGCAATCAGCAGGGCGACACCGAGGGAGATCCGGCCCTCCACGAACGCCGCCCGCCCTTCGGCCGTGAGCTGCTCGAGACGGAGCCGGTCATACACATACTGCTCGGTCCGCCCCATCATCGCGGCGATCCGCGCGACCGACGCATGCTGCTCGTCTCGGAGCCGGACGAACGCGTCGCACTGATCGATCGGGTGCATGTCCTCGCGCTGATCGTTCTCGGCGACGGCGATCCGGAACGCCACGTCGTCGGGCACGTCGACCACCTCGACGACGTCGAGCCACGCTCGCGCCGGGACTTGCTCCGCCGCGAGCACGCTCGCACGCCAGCGTCGCTCGCCAGCGAGGACCTCGTACCGCAGGCGGCCGTCGTCGGTCTCACCCGACTGGCGGACGACCGGCGCCTCGATCACGCCCAGCTGCGCGATCGAGTCCGCGAGCTCGCGCAGCCGCAGCTCGTAGTCCGCAGCCTTGACGCGACGCGGGTTCAGCGGGCTCGCGCAGAGCTGGCCCACGTGCACCTCGAGGTGGCGTCGCTCGTAGATCGCCGGCGTGTTCCCGGCCGGCTGCTCGGTCTTCTTGCTCTTCCTCTTCGACATGGCATCTCCTCACGCGCTCTCGCGCATCGCATCCACGGCCGGCCGCACCCGCGGCCCTGGCGTCCACGGACCGCCCACGACGGAGCGGCTGAGCACCCTCCACGACTCGTCGGGCCACACAACGCGCGCCTGCACGAGCGGCGGCGACGCGTCCTCGATCGCGGCCCTCGCGGCCGCGGCGCTCGGGCACCACGACACCCGCGCGAGCCGACCCGCCGTGTCGTGGAAGTAGATCCGCAGGCTAGAGTCGCCCGGGTCAGCCATGCCCGGTCTCCGGCGCGGCGTGAGAGAGCCCGGCGATCACCTCGCGGATCTCGCGCTGCCGCAGCGTGACGCGACGCCGGCAGACCCAGCCTCCGAAGTGGAGGCGCTCGTACACGGCCACGCTCACGAGCCGGCGAGGGCGACCGTCGAGACCGACGAACGAGGTCCGCTCGACCCGCACCGAGCGATCCCCGTCGTCGACCCGCGCGAGCACGTCGGGCTCGTCTGCCTCCCGCCTCATCCCTCGACCTCACCGAGCTCGCGGGAGGCGTCCCGCGCGTCCAGCTCACGCTTCACCTCGCACGCCGAGCGGGCAAGCTCCGAGCCGCGAGCGCGCCACCACGTGGAGGCATCGCGATCGCCGCGTTCGTCTGCCCGCGCCGCCGCCTGGTCGCAGCGCTCCGCAAGGGCGCGGAGGCCCGCCACCAGTCCGGACTCGTCCCAGGTCACGCCTGCGTCTCCCGCCGCACGTGCTCGACCGCGCGGCGCACGTCCTCGAACTCGACCCGCTCGGCGCGCCGCTCCGCGGCGAAGTGCGCGGCGACGAGGACGGTGCGCGCGAACTGCGTCGAAGCCGCCTCGCGGTCGCGACGTGCGCGCTCGGCGCACACGGTGCAGTGCTGGATCTTGGGGGCCGGCATCACGCGGCCTCGCAGAGGCCGCGGCCGTCACGGAGCGCGCGCACGCCCTCGTCGAGCGCGGCGCGCAGCGCGGCGCGGAGCTCGACGCTCGCGCTGCGGTCGAGGATGGTCGTGGAGCGGCCGAGCGTCTCCCGGTCGGTGCGAGAGACGACGCGCTCCGCGACCGCCTCCCCGAGACGGTAGGCGCGCAGGAGGCGGGCGCTGGAGCTCGCGCTGCGCTCGAGCCGAACCTCGATGCCGAGGCGATTGCAGTGCGAGCTGACGACGACGGTGCAGCGAGCGGTGGGCTTCATGACGGTCGGTCCTTTCCGGTGGTGGAGAGCAGCCACGCGCCTCCCAGCGCGCGGCGAGAGAGGTCGGGGTCAGGCGTGGTCGAGCGCGCTCGCTCCGCGGGCGCGCACTGGCAGGCGCGCCGACCGTGCTCGTCGAGGTCGACGCCGCAGTGGGCGCAGAACGACCTCACGACGCGAGCCCTCGGCCGAGCGGGACTCACGACTCCCCTCGCTCCACGACGCGCCCGACGCCGAGGGCGCACCGGTCCGTCGTGGCGATGGCTTCGCCCGCGAGCACCCGCTCGACGGCCTCCATCGCGAGCTGCAAGGTCCTCCACCCGAGCCCGTTGTGCGTGGTGATGCAGAGGCGAGGGCGGTCAGGGTCGGTCGCGTAGTACGGCCAGTTCGCCGTCATGTGGCCGCAGTGCGCGACACGCCACCCGCTCGCATCGTGCACGTACACCGTGCGCGTCTTCGATGCGCCGCGGGGGTGGAGCGGGGTCCAACCGACGCGCGCGGACCGTCGAACGGTCGAAGACGGCAAGTCGTAGATCCAATCGTAGTCGGTCCCAGATAGCCACCCGAGGAAGCGGCCGAGCGCGGCGAGCGCCTCGAGGTCGTGGCGCTCGACCACCATCGGCGCACCATCCACGCCGTTGCACGGGCCGCAGTAGGCGACCGCGGCGACGCGTGCGCCGTGGTCCGTGAGCCCCGAGTAGTGCTCCGCGGCGAGCGCGTCCTCGGCGAGACGACGCACGCGAGCGAGGATCTCTTCTGCGTGGATGCCGCCCCGGCCACGCATGACGAACTCGTCGCCCTCGGTGATGCAGTCCCAGCCACCATGGCGCGTGACGGCCACTGCCGTTGCCACCGACCCCCTGCGCGTCTTCGTCATGGGAGTCGTTATGGACGACTGTCCACATCGCGTCAAGGACGACTGTCCACGTTGCTCGTGAGATCACGCACGGGCGGTTGCCGAGGGGACGTCCGCACGGGTCGAGCGGTGGCAGCATCGGGGCATGGCGAGGGCCCCGAAAGGCCGGATCGAGATCCCGAGGCGGTCAGCGAAGGCCGCGCTCGCCGGGTCATTCGACCCACATGTTCGCGTCCCGACCATCACCGCTGTGGACATCGAGACCACGGGGCTCGATCCGGAGACCGAGCGCATCGTCGAGATCGCCTTCGTCAGCACGACCGGACAGAGCTTCTCGTCGTTCGTGAATCCTGGTCGTTCGATCCCACGGGCGTCGACCGCGCGGCACGGCCTGTCCACGCGCGACGTTGCAGACTCCCCGACGTTCCCCGAAGTGTGGGATGCGGCGCAGCGGTGCGGCGCGCTCCTGGGGTATCCGCTCGCGTACTACGCCGCCTTCGAGCAGCGCTTCATCGCGGCCGAACTCATGCGCGCTGGCCGCGGCAACGCTGCACAGGCCGTGATCGACATGGAGTGGATCGACGCGATGGTGCTGGCGAAGGCCATCGACGGCGCGCTGACGTTGAAGCTCGTCGACGCCTGCCACCGCTTCGGCGTCCCGATGCCTGGGCAGCGATCGCTCTCGCAGGCCCACACGAGGCTCGCGCTATTCCTCGAGCTCGAGCGCCGCGCCCCCCTCTTCTCTGTGCACCCCCTTGGGGTCGCGCTCCAAGCCCAGATGGCGGCGAGCGAGCAGCACGAGCGGATGTGGGCAGCGGCCACCGCCGCGCGGCGCGGGGGCTGACTCACCCGGTTGGGCCCTACCGCCTCGCGCTGCACGCCTGCCGCTGGGTCCGCTCGGGGCCGGCGTCGTGGCGTTGCACGGTCTACTGTGCGCCCGCGGTCGTGCTCCGCGCGTAGCAGCAGGCCGCCCGTCGACCGGCCAGCGGCTGACGTCAGTCCGCCGTCCCCGCCCCCGTCGATCCGCGGGCATGGGACCGGACGGGACTGGAATCTCGCCGCGCCTCGAGGGCATCGCGGCAGAGCTGCTCGAGGCGTCGCTCGCCGCGCTGCCTGTCGACGCGCTCGAGCTCGCGGCATGCTGCGGGCTCGAGGTGCGGCTCTCGGAGGTCCGCGACGCCATCCTCTACGACGGCACCATCTACGTCTCGCGCCGGGTCCGGGTCTCGCGCGTGCACCTCCTCGTGGCGCACGAGCTCGGGCACTGGGCGCTGAGGCGGGCGGGGCAAGCCGACCTCGAGCGCGACGCGGACTACCTCGCGGGCGCGCTCCTCGTCCCGCGGCTCGCGCTCGAGCGCGACCTCCGCGCCGGCTGGGACCTGGACGCGCTCAGAGCCGTGCACGCGCACGCGCCGGCCTCGACGATTGCGACGCGCATCGCCCAGCTCCGGGGGGCGACCGCGGCGGTCTACGACGAGGGGCGTCTGCGCCGTCGCGTCGGGCCCGAGCTGGCGCTCGAGCGTGAGCTCGTCGACCAGGTGCTCGTCCATGAGCGCGCGGTCCGCGTGGACGCGACCACCGGCGCGTGGCCCGTCATCGACGGGAGGTGCAGGCGGGTGATCGTGGTGGGGGCGGCGTGACGCCCCGGCGGGAGGCGGGTCTGCGTCAGCCTCGAGGCTGGTTTTGCTGCCGGTCCCAGGCCTCTACCTTGGGCTTCCACGTCTTGAGGATCCGGTCTGCATGCTTGCGGATCTCGTCGTAGTCAGCCCACGTGAACTGCTTGTCGAGGTAGTACCGCCACTTCTCGCTCTGCTGCTTGAGGTTCTGGTAGCTGGGGTGGGTCGACTTCAGCTCGGGGCGAGCATGGATGAGGGACCGCATGTCCTCGTGCGACGTGATGACGTCGCCCTTCGTCGCCGCGTAGGCGCGCACGACGTGGAGGGCGCTGTAGAAGAGAGCCGTGATCGCCCACCCCACCGCCGCTGGATCGGACGCGCCGGCCTTCCGCAGAGCGTCCCCGAAGGCGAGGTTGACCTCGGCGCCCTCGAGATGCCGAAGAGGCGGAAGTTGCTGCTCAATGGATGACAGAAACCGCTGCATCCGGGACCAGTTCGATCGCCGCCTTCGGGACCAGGTCCATGTCCACGTCGTCGATCTGAGCAAGGACGTTCACGATCTGGAAGTCCCTCTTCACGTCGTGCGTGTTGAGGATGACGAAGACCTTGTCCCGAGCCCCGATGCCGTGACGCTCGTCCTTGGGGAGAACGCGGATGTCCTGCACTCCCTCGAACCTCTGAAGGATGCCCGTGAGCACCTCAGCCGTGCTCAGCGCCCATGTTCCAACGCGACCCTGTCCGGTCCACGTGACATCGATCGTCGTCTTCTCAGAGGCTGCCATCGCCACCCTCCCCACTCGGCTCGGGCTCAACCACGGACACGTGCACGAACGACAGAACGCCGTACACCGGGCGTCCCCCTTCGGTCTCTGGGGGCCGTCGCATCACATCGACGATGACCGGGCGCACTCGAAGCCGCGCCCCCTGCTCGGTGCGGATCACGACCGCCGCGTCCTCTTCGATCGAGAACACGACACTCTTTCCTTCCGTGGTCATCCCGGCGCTTTGGTAGTCGGTCCGATCCGGCATTGCAAGGTCCCCGTGCCCGGCACCCTCACCACTACCGCCCCTGTTTCCCGCCCGTGACCCGCCGCCTGCCCTCGGGCACCGGCGGGAGCTCGCGGGGCGCCGTCGGCTCGCCGGCCGCCTCGGCCTTGAGCCGGGCGGCCCGCATGCGGATGGCCGGCAGGAGCAAGAGCAGCTCGTCGCGCACGAAGCGGCCGCCCCACGCGCGCACCTGGCGCCGCAGGTCGTCGGCCTCGGTCTGGTCGAGGCGCTGCTCCGTGATGAAGGCCTCGACCACCGGGTGGCGCTCGTCTTCCCGCTCCACGCGCGTCTCGCGCCGCCCCACGAAATCACGGTAGTCCGGCGCGTCGCCGAGCGTGGGGTCGGTGAAGAACGCCGCAGGCAGCCCCACCTTCGCGCAAACCTTGGAAATCTGATCGAGCCCAGGCTGCGTGACGCCCTCTCGTAGCCGCTGCGCGTAGCTAGGATCGAGCCCGACGGCCATCGCAACCTGACGGTCGGACTGCAGGTCGTGCTCCTCACGAAGCGCCTCCATCAAGAGAATCAGACGCGACCGCGCAAGCGACTTGAGGTCCACCGCGGAAGGTTCGCAGGAGCGGCGTGGACAGTCGTCCTTGACTCGGTGTGGACGACCGTCCATATTCGTCCGCCATGGATCCTCGCGACCGATTTCTGCGGTGGGTGGCATGGCTGGGTGCCTCAGAAGCGGAGGTGGCCCGTCGGATCGGATGCGACGCCAGCTACCCGCGGCGCATCCGGCTCGGTGAGCGGCGACCCGGCCTCGACGTCGCCATCGCGATCGAGCGCGAGAGCGCTCTGCCCCGTCACGACGGTGAAGTCTGGCCCGAAGGTCCGATCCGAACGACGGAGTGGGCTGGACACCCCTCGACCGTGACGGTGGACGCGGCGGGAGGGGAGTGACGATGCGCCCCGGTCACACCACTGCACCGCCGTACAGCGCGGCCGCGCACCTCGACGCGCTGCGCGCGCAGGCCGCACGTGCGACCGCCCGCGCGTTCGCGCTGTTGCCCGAGACGCAGCAGCAGCTCGCGGGCCGGCTCGACTGCGCGCGCTCGCGCATATCCGCACTCGCCGACCCGCGCAGCGACCAGCGCATCCGCCTGCACGAAGCTGCGGCTCTGCCGCCCGTCGCCGCGGTGGTCCTCGCGGAGTTCGTGGCGGGGCCGGCGTACGCGGTGGTCGAGCTGCCTGCGGAGGACGACCTGGGCGACGACATGGCTGCGGCCATCGAGGCGCACCGCGAGTCGAACGAGGCTGTGCACGAGGCGCTCGTGGCGTGCGCGGACGGGCGCATCACGGCCGCCGAGGGCGAGCGCCTCGAGCGCGAGGGGCTCGAGGCCGTGCGTGCGCTCATGCGCCTCGTCGAGCTCGGCCGACTCGCGCAGCGCGAGCGCGTGATCGCGGCCCGTCGCATCCGAGGCGCGCGATGATGGACGACGTCCGCGCGCTCGTGCGCGCCACCACCGACGCGATCGAAGCGGTGCTCGAGCTGCTCGCGGCGCTCGCCGAGCTCGCGGCCATCCTCCTCGCGAGTTACGCGAGCCCGGAGGTCGCGTGGTACGCATGACGCTGTCCCGCGGCAAGGTCGTGGGCCCCGGCGGGCGCGTGGGGCAGTTCTGGACCCCGCCGGCCGTGGCGCGGCAGTTCGCCCGCTGGGCGGGCATCCGCCCCGGCCTGCGCGTCGTGGACGTGGGCGCGGGCATGGGCGCGCTCTCGTACGCAGCCCTCGAGCTCGGCGCGCGCGTGGTGTCGGTCGAGGTCGATGAGGCCCTGGTCGAGCGCATCCGCGCGCAGCTCGAGCGTCGGGGAGCGACGGTCGTGCATCGCGACGTGCTCGCCCCGCTCGACCGCCGGCAGGTCACGATCGGCTGCGGCTACTCGCACGACCTGGCGATCTCGAACCCGCCGTGGGAGCAAGACCTCCCTGAGCTGTTCGTCGAGCGTGCCCTCGCCCAGCTCGCGCCCCGCGTCGCCGCCATCGTCCCTGTGAACATGCTGGCAGGCGTGAGGCGCTCGCGGTTCTGGCGCAGCGTCCAGATCCTCCGGTTGAAGGTCCTCCCCCGCCGCCCGCACTTCGCTGGTCGGAAGGCGGGCATGCGCGACGTGATGTTCGTCGAGGTCGTCGCCAGGCGCGTCTGCGGCGAGGCGGATCACGTGGCGCTCGAGGTGGGCGAGTGACGCGAGCGAAGTGGCTCGACGCGCTCGGTAGAGAGCACGTCCTCGAGGTCGCGCGCGCGCTCCGGCTCGAGACGCGTCCGCCTCGCGGTGCGTCCGGCGGATCGTGCGCGTGCCCTGCGTGCGCGGCCGTGCGCCGGCACCCGTCGAGGCACGACCGGCGGCTCGCGATCGGCGTGAGGCGCGAGGGGCGCGGGTGGCGCTGTTACGAGTGCGACGCTCACGGCGATCAGCTGCACCTCGTGGCGATCGCGCTCGAGGGGCGGCGGTGGAACGAGCTCGCCCCCGACGCCAAGGCGCGGGTGCGCGCCTGGGTGGTGGAGTGGCTGCGCATCGGCGAGGCGCCCACCCCGGAGCCGCGCCGCATGGAGCTCCGGCCTGCCGACGCGCCGCCAGAGTATCCGCCGGTCGAAGAGGTGCGCTCGCTCTGGGAGCACGCGATCCCCGCAAAGCGAGACGAGCGCGCCGTGCGGTGGCTCGGAGACCGCGGGCTGAGCGCGCTACGCATCACGCAGCTGGACTTGTGCCGCGTGCTGCCGTGGGGGCTGCCGTGTCCGGCGTGG